TCTCTTATAAAATAACCATCATTTTCATATGGTTCATTATCAACCATACACATAATGTGTAGTTGTTTTCCTTCAAACTTATTAAGTATCTCTCCTACTTCTTTTGCAACAATATCATTTGATAAACAATCTAGAACATTCCATGATACTATCCAATCAGCAGTAGCAAAAACAGTATATTTTGGTAAATTAATAATATCGTTCTTTATGTAGTTCTCATCAAAAACCGCTTTTTGTTTATAAGCATAATCGCTATTATCTATAGTAACGGATTCAACATCCAAATCAAGTAGACGTTTAGTCAAAAAACCATATGCCCCACCTAAGACTATAACCTTCTTTGCTTTCAAAACTTCTTTGATAAATTTTGCTCTTTCTAAGAAGTGAGGATAATCTTTATAGTCTTTATATCCTTTATCCCCAATATTATAATAGTCTTCATTGAATACTAAACTCAACCTCATCACGTCTCATAGTATAAATAAAAAGATTTGGTAATTCATCTTCTATGTCGTCTAACTTGAGGTCAAAATGCTCGGGGTTAAGTATCATGTCATTAACATTATCGTGGAATGGGGTGATATAATTTCCTTCAAAATTTATAGACCAACCTATTGCATCCCCTTCACTGTTTATAACACAAAAAATAATTGTTTCTACATGGGGATTAGTTTTTGCTGGATGGTCATCTGGTAAAGTGTCGTTACCAGTTGTAGTCCTTTGTCCTTTTAGTTGGATTAGTCTTTGAGTATCATTAGCTCTTGTGACTGTAACATAATTACCGAAAAATGGTACTTGAAGAGATATAATGTCCTCTAAAGGTAAGTGTTCATATTTTTTTCCTTCAGCTAAGAACAACTTTTCGGTGATTGTACTTCCATCTGATAACCTTGCTATCCAACCCATGTGTATTCCCCCTATGATATTCTATAATATCATTTCGAGATATTTAAGCCTTTTGTTAGGTAGTATAATTATAGTAGCTTATAACAAATGTCTTACTTCCACCAGTAGCATTGTGTGGCACAAATGCATGACAAATCATTCTGTTACAGTTATTAGCTGTTACAGCACCACTGAAAGTAATCATATTAGAAGCACCAAATACTTGGTAAGTATTATCTGCATCTGTCTGTGCTTTATAACCAGCAGATGTACTGTCATCACTGACAGCTGCCATAGTTACATTGTTGGCGGTCTCTTCTCCTCTTATCCAACACTCAGTAGCTGCGTTCCAATCTGCATCTTGCAGTGGTTCTCCAGTTGTAGCTGCGTGTGAAGAAGTGTTCCAAAAGGTTACTTTTCCAGCAGAGCTTTCTGATGTTACTGTAATTTCAATGAATAGATAATCATCGTTTGTTAATGTCCATGATGGTGAGCCACCGTATGTTCCAGTTGCCCCTCCACCTTCATATCTTAGACATTCATAGTCTGATGCCTCGTCTAAATGAAACTCGTCTGCTACCGTATAATTACTTGCTGGTGCTTGAACTGGATTACCAATTCCACCTACACCAGTAAATTTAAAGGTACCACCACCAGTACACTCTTGGAGTGAAGGAGTAGTTGAAGCTGTGTTATTAACGTAAAATTTTACTGTTGAAGCCATTTTATATCCTCAATCTTTATTACTACTACTAACTTCATGCCAAATCTATATAAGCTTTTTGGTCTTTTTGGTTACTATAGAAAAATTTTTATAAGCATTCGTCTAATTAATTATATGGATAGTTATACAAAGATTCAAGAATATTTACAGTCATTACTTAGAAAAACTATAGAAGAAAATAAAGACAAAACAATAGTAGAAATAATGATAGATGACTATATTATAGATATACCAAGACCAGTTAAAAAACGTGATAAAAAGGAACTTAATATATTATTAGAATTAAAAGAAAATTTAAAAAAAATTCGCCTAGAAAGGCTTATAGAATAAAATAAATAAAAGAAGTAAAAATAATAAAAATTATTTTTAACTTTATGTTTGGAAGTCAGTTACATCTTTCACTGCTAAACCGTCAAGTTTTACAGCAGCTGCTGGTCTTATTACAGCACATCCCACTCTTTCGAACATGGTAAAAGTTCTCATGTCTCGTAAATTGTCGGGAATCTCGTTAATACCAAGAGGACGTAGCTCATAGAAAGCAGAGTATTCATCTTTTTGCATGAATATCATTTCATCGTTTGGAATAGATGCATCAACTACAACATTATATCTTGAAAGACCATAAGGAGCTCTTTCACCTTCTAACATTCTCTCACCGAGAGGTGTTATAGTTCCAAATGTACCAGCTGTGGCATCTTGGAATTGTTGTAATTTCTGTACTTGAGTATACTGTGAAGGATGCATAATCACTGTATCGGGATTAAACCCTTCATCTTCTAGTACTTGTAGACATACTTGAATTTTCTCATGGGTAATGTTTGCGTCATCGGGAGTCCATTGGCTGGAAATATCTGCTTCGATAATATGTGAAGCATATTTTTCACCACTTTTTGTGGGAGTACTACCATCGGCTACTCCACCAGCAAGTACGCTGAAAATATATTGATTTTCTTTTCTCGCGATAGCTTGTGTGGTTCTTGCAATGTGTCTTGCGACCAAATCAAGAGCAGTATCTTCGATAACTTCGTTAGAAAACTCTAATGCAGCTCCTATTTTGAGCATACGTAAGGTTCTCTTACTATATCTTAGTCTGTTTCTTGGGGGTTCTTCCCCTTCTGCAAGAATAGCTGCGTCTAGACCTCTTTCGTCTAACCAAGAGATTATTGGACTGTTTGCTTGAAATACATTAGTAACTGTACGACCTTTCAATTCTGGCTCATAATAAGTCATTATGGCTTCATTGATAACTTCTGGGACGAATAGCGAAAAATCGCCAACGCTTATCATCTGCTCGATGATTTGTTTTTTCTCATTATTTGTTAACACCATAATCACCACATATCTGGGGTCAGAATAATCAACGCGTACTGGTCAGTACTGTCATCATAAGTACCTACTGTGATACCTATTGTTATTTCTGCAATTCTATCTGTTCCTAGGGCTACATATCCATCAGTAACTGCTGATGGAACTACACCAATACCTATTGCTGGTAATGTTCCACCTTCGAACCTAGTCCAAACCATTCCTTCTCTAACGTAAGAAGCTTTTCTAATATCTTGCCCACCATATATAGCATTAAAGTTATATTCTGTAACATCAGTTGTACTAGTCCATCTGTCTCCATAGTCTATGGGCATTGAACTTGTAGCTATACCTAAGATTTTTAGAGCTTCTAAAGCTCCAGTTCCACTAATGTCTTGGGCATCTCCAGTTAAGGTAGTATATTTTAAAATAGTTTCTGAAGTAACGTCAGCTGCAGCTAATACTTCTATTGTATGCTCTGGGTTACTGGCTGTTAGGGGGGTATTCAAATCCTTTACATCTTGAAACGCTGTTGCAGCTACGACCAATCCAGCAGTAATGCTTTCGGATGTAGCTACTATCCCACCGTATTGTGGCCCACGTTTGTAGACTACGGTTGGAAGTGCGGGTATTAAACTTTTATATAAACTCATTATTATTCACCCTTTTCTCCTATAACTATTTCATTAATATCATATACGGGTTTCCTCTTTGTCTGTTGAACCTTTTTCACTGCGGATGCAGAGGGGTCTGGGAAACCAAATAATTCTCTTGTTAGAGCTTTGCCTCTTTCCATTTTGGACTGTTCGACAATTGGTTTTCCTACAACAGTTTGTGAGGGTTGTATAATATTAGCATCTTCTTCGGGTACTTTCACAGTGGATAATACCTTTAGTGAAGAATCTAATTCTTCGTCAGAAAATTCATCAAGGGTTTCTCTCTTCATGTCAGATTTCTTCATAACAGTAGAGATTTTCCCTTCTCTCTCTTCGGCTTTCTTTTGCTCAACATACTTTTTAAGATTATCATAATCTTTAGTTGTATCTTTGAGCTCTTCATTTTCCTTAGAGTATTTTTCAAGTGCTGATTGTAAGACTTTCAATTCTTTCTCAAAATCTTGTTGCTTTTCAACAACTTCTGATTTAGTATTTTCGGCACTCATTTTTAAGTCATCTTTATCTTTGTTGTCAGTATTTATAAACCTTTCGGAGCTTTCTGTAGTATCTGTTTGTACTATAGAACTATTTTGTAGTTTTTCAATCCTTTCAGATTTTATCTTATTTAGGCTTTGAGCAACTGCATGAAAACCAGATATCTTAGCATCTGTATCAGCTGGGAATCCAGTCAAACTTAATTCCTTCAAATAGAAATCATTAATACTTGCTTTAGCTATTTCACCATCATACTTGTTACCAAGCATGTGATTACAATCAATAGCTTCTTCTCCACATACATTACAAGTTATACTATGAGCTTCCCCACCAACACTCACTGCATCAATATCACGTCTCTTAACTTGGATGTGAACCTTAGATGGGTGATGAGGATTAATATCTATACCAAAAGCAATACCTTCTGGAACTCTATCAAAGTTCTTAACTTGACCAACTATATCAAAAGAACGATAATCGTGGTCTACTAAAGTTTTAGCACCTTGCCAGTTTTTCGGCTGAACAGCTATGTCAAGAGCCTCTTCAGTGAATTGCATGTGTCTTGTATTAACCTTGTTAGAAACCGCAAGACCAGTAATAAGAATGCTGTCTTCATTAACCTCAGTTAAAGTTAACTCAACTTTCTCCCTAAACTCTATCTTATATGGCCCACCTTCTTGGGTAAGCTCTATTTTATAAGGTATCATAGGTTATCTACTAATGATAACATTAAAAAGCTATATAAGTATTTCGCCTATTTTTAAACCCAAACATTGAAAAAGAAGAGTATAACTATTCCGCCACCAATCAATATTAACCCATTAATTAGCAACCAAATAAAAGATTTCGTTCCATTCATGCTTTTTGTTCCTTCTCTGTTCCGCCAAAAGATTCTTATACATGCTGTTCCCATCCACCCCTTAACATTCAAATCAATAATGAGGTGTGAAGCATAACCGAAAAGAAAGAAAGCATATAAAGGTAAAAGCATATTAGTCTCATTAACAACAAAATACATCGGTAATGAAGCTACAGCTGGTAAGAAAATAGAGTGAGTAATGACGTTTCTATGGGGTAAAAATTTCTTTGTCAACAAATCATAGTCTGGTAAACTGCAACCAAACTGACAAACAAAGAATGACAACACAATCCACATGGAGTTTGTTTTTAATGGTAAATCTATTAAGAAATAAGTCAAAATCATTGCCATAAGCCAAGTAACTGTTCCAGCTATTATATGCGATTTTCTGTTCATTTTAACACCCTAAAACTTTATCGTTATAAAAATATTCCATATCAAACGAATAGTTATCTTTATCATTTGACCAATTAACGGTTTTCCATGCACCACATGTAGCACACTGATAATCAGTTCCACCAGTATGACTATTTTTTTCAACCCAAGCATGTTTGTGATAATAGTCTATAAACTGACCATCAGCATAACCATACTCACCAAATCCTTCTGGTAGTTTAACGTGTTCTGAATCTTCAGTATTATCTGATGTGGTTATTTTTGGTTTGGGATTGATTAAATCATAGTATCGCTTCATTGTCTCGTCCACCGTATCAATAAGGTCAAGAATCTCTTTGGTCTTTTTAAATTCTTCACTTTCTCTAAATTCTTTTATTTTCTTCAAAAACTCTTCCACATCATCTAGCATCATATTCTACCCCTTGTTGTGCTATATGTACAGCTTTCATTAACATTTGTACTAACACCTCATCATCTATTCCTTCTGTCCACTCTACTCTTATGTCTCTGTTAATAGAAATAAAGGCCTTGCCTTCACTTATCACTTCTTCACGCTTCCCGTAGGTTTAGAATCCTTTTTTGCTGTTCCAGAAGGTTTAGCACCATCCTTTTTACCAGCTTGAGGAGGCTTAGCACCAAATGGTGAAGCTGCTGGAGCTTGGAACTTCTTAGGGTTTTTTGTTTCCTCTCTCATCCTTTCTGCTGAAGCCTTTCTATCTTCTGCTGAAGCCAACTTATCTCTATTGGCTGGGTTGAGTTTCTCTTCATCATATTCTCTTGGATAGAGTAATTCTTCTCTTCCCTCTTCTGTTTCGATTATACCAGCATTAACAAGTGCCTCTAAACGTAATCTCATATCTGATACTTTCTCTATAACTCTCCACTTGATTATAGGTATCTTTTTCCATCTCTTAGGTTTGATACTTAAGTTTCCTTTAGACCTATATCTACCAGCCTTATCCACAGCCTTTTTATCTGGTGTGGGATAAAAAACCAAATCTGGTAAACATTTTCTTCTGAAAACGTTAGTCAAATGTATTTGAAGTGTCTTTAAGAATCTGACAAAAGATTCTATAAGCATCTCAGCTGCGCCTTCTCTTGCACTTGCACCGCCACCAGATTGACCTAAAAGCATGTCTGGTACACCGACACCCTTAAGTATTTCACCATTGACAAACTCCAGATAAACAGAAATATCCATAGCCTCATTACCAACAGTAATAGGTTCTGGTTTAACGTACCATGGAAGTGCTACATTCTTGTCATCAGCTTGTGTAGCCAAAATAGTCTTGACCAGATTAAGGTGATTAGTCGAAACTGATTGATACGCTTCATTACCTACTAACCAAGCAATAAACGGTTCAGCCCATCTTTGGACAAGAAAAGCCAAATCTTCCTTCATACCTAACTTCATGTTTAAGGTATCTATTAAAGGCATCATAGAACTTATACCATAAGTGGAATTAGTAAAGTTATTCCAATCTATATGTATCATATGTTCTGGATAAATTTTAATGTCTTTAGAAGTAGGTTTAAAAGTAAGTGTCTCTAAAGTTGTCCCAGACGTATTTGCTAAAGCTGAAGTCCTTT